GGAACTTTAAATCCTGAAACTGGTGAATTTACACCAAATAAATCTAATTAATCAAAAAAAAATCATTGTTTGGGGATTAACTCATATATTTATATATGAATAATACTAATGCGCAAAATAGTATTTACCTCAAAATTAAAAAGTTAACTTAGGAGAAATTCAATGGCCGAAAAAATAATTTCACCTGGTGTATTTACAAATGAAATAGACCAGAGTTTTTTACCGGCTGCTGTGGCTGATATTGGAGCTGCAATTATAGGACCAACACTTAAAGGCCCTGCAGGAATCCCAACCGTAGTAACATCTTTTACAGAGTTCCAAAATAAATTTGGAGATGTTGTTACAAGTGGTTCAAATAAATTCCAATACCTAACCTCACATGCAGCTGAACAATATTTACAAAATTCAGACTCACTAACCGTTGTTAGAATAATGGATGGTGACTTTAGTTTTGCTAGTGCAAGTATAAGTGCTACTGGAAGTTCAGTAGATGGAAGAGCTGCAACTGCTTCAATTGCTATGGGTACATTAGTAGATGGACAAGAAGTAAGAATAGTAAGTTTAGGTTCATTAGGTGATGTAAGATTTATCGCTTCAGAAGCACCAATTCCAGAAGATGATGTAGATGGCAGAGTATTTTTCTTTGCAACTGGCTCAAATTCACAAACCACAACAAATAATTTAAGAGATGAGATTAATTCACAATCTGTTCTTCAGGGAGTAATATCTGCTTCAAATGCTGCAGCTGCAGCAACAGCAGCAAACAATATACTTCAACTAAATGGTGTTACAGTTGGTGATTCATTAAATGGTTCTCTTGGTACAGGAGCTAACAAACTTACAAATGCTAAAAACTTAATAGTTACTTCCTCTGCTGCTGGGGCACTTGCGACTGGTTCATCTGCAACTTCTGCTAGTGCTAATTTCTTTAGTCAGTTGTTTGAATCAGGTAGTGGACGAACTTCAGCTGGAACTGCATTTCAGTTAAAAACAATATCTGATGGTACGATATTAAACAATGCTGAAACTGGTGTATTGACAAATGGTGTATTAGCAAAGGGTTCAGTTCATAATTTAAGATATGAAGTTTCAAACACTAATTTCAAAAAAGGTACATTCACTCTTTCAATTAGACGAGGTGATGATACTGCAAAAAGAAAACAAACTGTTGAAACATTTAACAATGTTAATTTAGACCCAAATAGTCCTAATTATATTGGTAAAGCTATTGGTGACCAAAGACAGACATTTAGAACAGATGGTTCAACTGCTTATTTACAATTAAGTGGTTCATATGCAAATAAATCTCAATTCGTAACTGTACATAGTATAGAAAACACTGTTGATTATTTAGATGAAAATGGAAATGTTAGAATACCTTCTGCCTCTGGCTCATTACCTCAAGCTGGTAGTGGTTCATCAAATGGTGGATTTGAAGGTGGTTTAGATGGTAGAATTGGTTTTGATTCATTAGGTAATCAAAACGGAAGTTTTTCAAATAAAGTTCATTTCTATGATGAAATAACAACATCTACTAATTCACAAGGTTATGATTTATCAGACCTTACAAATGCTAATGGTGGAAGTGCATATTCAGAAGCATTGGATTTATTATCAAATCAAGACGAATATGATATTAATTTAATCTTAATGCCTGGTGTGATTCATAGTGTTCATAGTGCTGTTACGAATAAAGCTATTGATGTTTGTGAAGATAGAGGTGATTGTTTCGCAATTATTGACCCAGTTATTTATGGTTCAACGGTAACAAATGCTACATCTAAAGCTGAAGAAGTTGATTCAAACTTTGCGGCTATGTATTGGCCATGGGTTAAAGTACCTGATTCACAAGTTGCTGGAGTTCAAAGATGGGTGCCACCATCAGTAGTATTAGGTGGAATATATGCATTCAATGATAGAGTTGCACACCCGTGGTTCGCTCCTGCTGGATTGAATCGTGGTGGAATCACATCTGCTATACAAGCTGAGAGAAAACTAACTCAAGGTAATAGAGATACATTGTATGATTCAAATGTTAATCCAATTGCTACATTCCCTGGACAAGGGGTAACGGTGTTTGGACAAAAAACATTACAGAAAAAATCAAGTGCATTGGATAGAATCAATGTAAGACGATTATTAATCAGAGTTAAGAAGTTCATAGCTTCTTCTTCAAGATTCCTTGTATTTGAACAAAATACAGCGGCAACACGAAGAAGATTCTTGAATATTGTTAATCCATTCTTAGAAAATGTACAATCACAAAGTGGATTGAGTGCATTTAGAGTAGTGATGGATGAAACGAATAATACACCTGACACAATTGATAGAAATCAATTAGTTGGACAATTATTCTTACAACCTACAAGAACTGCTGAATTTGTTGTATTAGACTTTACAATACAACCTACAGGTGCTTCTTTTCCAGAGTAATAGTTAGTCAAAATAACTAAATTAAAGGGATTTATTTAAATATAAATCCCTTTTTTTTATAAATTTAGATATTTATATATGAATTAAAGGTTTAAGTACTTAATAGGAGAAATTAAATGGCTGAATTATTAGAACCACAAGATATAATGTTTACCCCCTTTGAGCCAAAGCTCAAAAATAGATTTATAATGCAAATAGATGGGATTAATGCTTATTTAATTAAAGCGATGAATCGTCCCCAAATTGATTCCGATGAAGTAATCTTAGAACATATGAATGTAACAAGATATGTTAAAGGTAAGTCAAGATGGCAACCTTTGGATATTACTTTATATGACCCAGTTGTTCCATCAGCTTCACAACAAGTAATTGAGTGGATTAGATTACATCACGAGTCAGTTACTGGTAGAGATGGATACTCTGATTTTTACAAGAAAAATATAACTTTTAATGTTTTAGGGCCTGTTGGTGATGTGGTTGAAGAATGGGAACTAAAAGGTGCATTTATTCAAAGTGCTAATTTTGGTGACTTAGCCTTTGATTCAGCTGACCCAGTTGAAATTACTATGACTTTAAGATATGATTACGCTGTACTTAAATTCTAATAAAATACTTAACTAAAATATGAGAAAACCCCCAATATAGAAGAAATATTGAGGGTTTTTTTATTTTATATATATTTATATATGGAGATTATGATGAAAACAACATTTGATGAAATAATAGACATAGTTTTAGACCACGAGGGTGGATATGTAAATGACCCGGATGATGCTGGTGGTGAAACCAAGTATGGAATTGCTAAAAGATGGTATCCTGATGTGGATATTAAAAATCTCACAAAAGAACAAGCTAAAAAAATCTATCATACAGACTATTGGAGACGAGGTAAGTGTGATGATGTTCCCCCACAATTAAGACATATATACTTTGATATGTGTGTTAATTTTGGTAGAAGAGGAGCTGTTAAAGTATTACAACAAGCTGCTAATTCTAAGAGTAGAAATAAAATTGAAGTAGATGGTGGAATAGGACCAGCTACATTGAATGCTATACAGAAAATAAGTGTAGATGTAGTAAGAGCATATCGTGTGTTACGATTTGCAAACATAGTTATAGACAAACCAAATCAAGAGAAATTTTGGTTAGGTTGGTTTAGACGAGCAATAGAAGTTTAACCAAAGTTATAGGAGACAAAAATGTCAACAGATAAATTATATAGTGAAATAAAAGAATTATTTGAACAATTTGAAGAAAATCATTCAGTATTTTCAGAAAAAGGTACGAAAGCAGCTGGTGGTAGAGCTAGAAAAGCTATCGGTGAAATTAAAAAATTAGTTACAGGTTATAGACAAGCGTCTGTTTCCGAATCAAAATAATCGGAGGTTATAATGGCAGATAATAAATTCCCAAGTGAAATAATTGATTTACCAAGTGAGGGTAGATTATATCCAAAAGATTCACCATTAAAAGATGGAAAGATAGAAATCAAATATATGACTGCAAAAGAAGAAGATATTCTTACTTCTCAAAATCTTATAAAAAAAGGTTTGGTGGTTGATAAATTATTAGATTCATTAATATTAACAGAAGGTGTAAAATCAGATGATTTAATACTTGGTGACAAAAATGCTGTGATGGTTGCAGCTAGAATATTAGCATATGGACCTGAATATACTTGTCAAGTAACACATCCAACAACAGGAGGAGTGTCAACTCAAATATTTAATTTAGCTGAGTGTCCATTTAAAAAATTACCAGAAGATGCAAAAGAAAATTTATTTGAAGTAACACTACCAATATCAAAAAGAAAAATTAAATTCAGTTTACTTACAGGTAAGGATGAAAGATTAATTGATGAAGAGTTAAATGCTTCTAAAAAAGTTGGTGCTGTTGCTCCTGAATTAACCACAAGATTAAGATATTTAATCAAAGAAGTTGATGGTGATAATTCTCAATCAGTAATTAATGAAATATCTCAAAACATTCTATCAAGAGATTCAATGTATTTAAGAGAAGAAATCAAAAAAGTAACTCCAGATATTATAATGGAGCAAGAAATAGATTTAGGAGGTGAGTCCGTCAAGGTAGATATACCGATGACGGTTAACTTTTTTTGGCCTAACGCCTAAAGATAAACCTAAACTTCACGAACAAATATTTCAATTAATGTATTATGGAGAGGGATTCAATCACTCTGATTTATACGAAATGCCTGTATATTTAAGAAATTTTTATTATGAAAAACTTCTTGATACTCGTAAAAAAGAAAATGATGAGATGAAAAAAGCTCAACAAAAATCAAAAAGTAATAACTCAAGATTTAAAACATAATTTTTCACAAATTTGATATTTATATATGAATAGATACATCTAATTAGGAGAGTATTGTGTCAAAGAAAAAATCATATATGAATCACAAAAGTGTTTTGTTAGAGAACAAATTACTTAATGCATTCAAGTTTTTAGTTGGATTAAATCAATTAAAAAAACAAAAACTTTCTTCAAAAGAAAAACAAGCCTTAAAAAACCCAAAAATTCAAAAATTAGTTAAAGGATTTTATAAAGATTTAGATAAAATGGATTATTACAACAATAAATTAAAAAAATCATTAGAAAAACAAGGTATTAAAATAGACTAAAATGGCAATGAATCTAAAACAAGAAAGAGAATTAAATAAACTCCTTAAAGAAAATGAGGGTATACAGGCGAGGATTGATAAAGGTATAGATGTTCGTAGTAAAACTCTTGAAAAACAAGAAAAGAATCATAAAAAAATCAATGATTTACTTAAAAAACATTCAACTGAATATACAAGTCTCGGTAAGACAATTACGGAATCTGCTAAGGTTAGTAAACAATTAGTTGCTAGTGGTAAAGACCAATTTGGTTTTTCTACAAGTATTTCAAAAAGAGTTGGAAAAACATTAGAACTTACTCAAGGATTAATTAAAGCTAGAAAGATAGAAGATAGTTTAGCTGAAAAAATGAATGATATTGGTGAGAACTTGATAAAACAAAATTATGATTTAACAGGTTTAGCGGCCGATAGGGTAGAATTAAATGAAGCTCTAGCTAAAGCTGAAAAAGACAAAAATGAAGATTTAGAAGATAATATAAAAAGTATGTTGAAAGGTTTAGATGCTGAACAGAGAAGATTACATATAAACGAAGCAATTGAAAAAACAGTATCCACTACAGATTCATTGATGGGTGGAATGGGTAGTACGATTAAAGGTTTTATAACCAATCCATTAACCTTAGCTGTCGCAGCACTAATGCAATTCGGTGCAACTCAAGAAGCTATAGCTGGACAATTCGGTGCTATGGGTGTAACGGATTTTAGACAAGACCTTGTAAAGTCACAAACAACATTTAAAAAACTTGGTATGTCAGCCGAAGATGCAATGAAAGCAACATCAGGATTAGCAAATAACTTTGGAGTTGCATTTGATGAAGCTGATGAATTATCAGAGACTGTTGCTAGAATAGCAAAAACAACTGGTACATCGGTAGATGAAAGTATAAAGCTAGTTGGTTTATTTACACAAACACAAGGATTAACAGGTGCACAAGCAGAAAATTTATTATTATCAACAAGACAATTAGCTAAAGCTAACAATGTTGCACCCGACCAAGTATTAAAAGATGTTGCAGCTAACACTGAATTATTCGCTAAGTTCTCTGCTGATGGTGGGAAGAATATTTTAGAAGCAGCTGTTCAAGCTAGAAAACTTGGATTAAGTTTAGATTCAGTTGCAAAAGTAGCTGATGGATTATTGAATTTCCAAGAATCATTAAATGCTGAAATAACAGCTTCTGTGATGATTGGTAGACAATTGAATTTACAAAAAGCTAGAGAATTAGCACTAAATAATGATGTAAAAGGTGCTATGGAAGAAGTGGTTAAACAAGTTGGAAGTGAAGCTGAATTTAATAAATTGAATGCATTGGAAAGAAAAGCTTTAGCTGATGCTGTTGGATTAGAAGCATCAGAATTACAAAAAGTAGTTTCTGCATCAAAGGAACAAAAAACTTTAGCAGGCGCGATAAGTGATGCGACAAGTAAAATTGAAATACCAGAGCAAACAATGACAGCGATAGCTAGTTTAATCGCTAGTTTTCAAACTCTTGGTATTACATTAGCTGAATCCTTTGGCCCGACATTAAATTTTGTTGTTGGTACATTTGGTATGTTGATTGCAGGGGTAGATAAATTTATTGGAATGGGCCCAGCATTACTTGGATTACTTGCTGCTATTAAAGGTAAAGCTATGGCAACAGCGATTGCGAAAAAAGCTCAAGCTATAGCTAGTTTCTTTGCTGGAGCAGCTGAAGGTTCAATCTCAACTAAGGGGTTTGGAACACCTATAATGGTTGGATTGGCAACAGCTGCTATCGCGAAAATGACAGGTTTATTATCTGGAGTTAATGTTGGTGATATGTTTTCTCCTGCTAAAGGTGTTACACAGGTATCAACAAAGGAGGGTGGACTATTTAATTTAAGTCCAAATGATGATTTTGTAGCTGCGCCAGGTATAGCCAGTGCTGTAGGTGCTGGTGGAGCTCCACAATTCTCAGCTGCATTAGAAAACACAATAAATAATTTAAATCAAAATATTGCAGCGATGAGAAAAGATAATGAATCTTACTTTGGATTTGGTGGTTCAGTTTCTGCAGATATTGGAACTAAAGTAGAATCCAAAATAGTGTCAAACTTAAAATAATGAGAACATAAATGAGTTTATTAAAATTAAAAAGTATATTTCAAGAAGAAGCTGAATTAAGAACAGAAGACTTCATTGACCAAAGACCTCAACATTCAAATGATTCAAGGTTTGGATTTAATGT